TCAGCAGTCCCTCTTTTTTTAGGAGTTGGGATTGTGCCAAAATCGGGTGGGTTAGTTGTACCGTCGCCCCACCAAGATCCAATATCTACAAACTTAATGGTAATGGGGTTCCATTTCACCAATCCTGGATAGCTATAGTAATGATTAATCATTCTATATTCTTTCGTTTCAACCGTAGCAGTTGGCTTCCCAACGGAAGAAACCGACAGGAGATTTCCACCATTCCCCATTTGTACCATGAAGCGGTTTTTTCTCGTCGGTTCTCTCGATTGTTTGTTTAGTTCGGTTCCAAACCAAGCCATTTAAGACTCCTTAGGTTTATTCAAAAAACTTAGAATCGGTTGAAGCTCCCTTGGAGAATTCAGCCCAGTCATAAGTAATTCCAACGGTGATTTCTGATAAACCATCGTCTTCATAGCTAAGTTCGCTAAAGTTCAATTTATTGATGAATGGATTATGAAGGGTCCATCTCTCAACCGTATTTTGCCCTGATGCATCAAGTTGATGAATTACAACTTTCTCAATAGCTTCAGTTGCTTTCCCTTTGGAAATAGTCTCTAGGATACTAGAGTCCTTAGGAAATTTATACCCAGAAGCCTCAATGATCGAAAGAAGCTTTTGTGCTGCATCTTCTCCACCTTCTCCATCCTCAGCAGGGTCAACCAAAGTCAATTCAATATCTTCCCAAGTAACACTACCAGGATATTTGAAAGTATGACCAAGGAACTTGTGTGTCGTATCAGCACTGATGGTCATTGAAGGCTTACCTATGGTCTTTGCGTACCAAAGGACGTTTCCACCTCCAAGTGTTTCGAACTCAACTTTAAATCTAAATTTTCTTTTAGGATCTTTTGAGCCTGCGTCTAAATTTGTTCCCCAAAATGCCATATCTATTATCTCCTATTTATCAGTAATTAGTGGCTTATACGAAATCCGCGCCGGTCTTCGTAATTACAAAGTCAACAACGATGTACTCGATAGCACGAGCAGGCTTGATGTAAATCTTTGCGTACATAATATTTCTGTCAACCAAGTCGGCAGTAGTTGTGGTAGAGTCCAAGATCAATTTATAATCAGACAAACCATAACGAGCACGAGCATCAGACAAGATTGGCTTAACTTGAGACTTGAAACGATTCCAAGTTGACTCAACGTTTTGATCGAACAACAAGTTGCGAGCAACAGTAGAAACTTTAGATTTCAAGTGAAGAACCAAGCGACGAACGTTGATGCGATCCAAAGCAGATTGATCTGCTTGAAGAGTTTTTTGACCAAAAATCACAACACCTTCAGCAGGGAAAGTTGCGATTGGGTTGATGCCAATTTCATACAAGGCATCTCTTTCAGAAGAGTCAAGACGTTGGCGAGCCTGTGTTACACGAGGACCGCGAGAGCCACCCAGAGAACCCAGTCCACCACGGTTAAAGCCAGCAGGAGCGAACCATACATCTGATTGTGCTTGAGAGCGTCCAAAAGCTCCTAATGCCGCAACAGAAGGTGGGATCCATACAAGCTTGTTACCATTCAAGTTATCGGAGATTTGAACCCATGGATAGAAAGCACAAGCATAAGAAGAGTTCAATCTTCTGTTTTTGAATTCAGATACAGCTTCCTTAACGTCTCCGAGACGAGTAGAAGCATCATCAATTGATTCAGCGCGAGGAACATAGTCTCCTTCCAGATCGATGATTGCAAGAACATCTTTACGAGTTTCAGCAGCAGCAATGATCTTGTTAGTGGCAGCAGGTCTATTGATACCCGGCATCAACAAAAGATTTGCTGGTACAACTTCAGGATCCATAATTGAATCAATCGCTTTTGAAATAGAGAAGTCAACGTAGTTGGTTTTTGGAGAAAGAGCATCGCCAACAGCAATCAAGTCATTTCTCAATGGCTCCATTTCTTTAATATCAAAACCTTCCGATCCACCCCAAAGAGGCATTGCGAATTGTTTAACGCCTTCTGCCAACAAAACAGAGAAGCCATTTGCTTTAGAGAAAGAGTTATCTGCATCATAGTTTCCTTCTGCCCAAGACCATTCATTTAAAGCAGCAGAGCCAGAAATGTCTTCGAGACTGAACGTGAATGAGTATTCATAAGTATCGTCAGCAGGAATGTGAGAACCTTCGCTTCCAAGACCTAAACCAAGTTTTCTTGTGTAATCAACCCAGTCTGGATCGTTAAGGTTCGATATTGCGCTAACCTTTGGTCGAACACCCCAATAAGATTTTGCTTGATTTGGAGCTCCGCCATCGTTACCGTTAACTCTCATTTTCATTTTAGGGAAAGAGAATTTCGCAGCTTGAACCATGCCCATATTCAATACGGTAGTCGTATCTGCATGTCCTTTCAGGATTTTGGTATTGTCACATTCGTGAACTGCTGGGTTAGCAAAGTCACCTTGAGTAAGGTCGTAATGCTTGTATTGAAGGTCTCCTTCTAATGCACCAAACCCCTTCGGTTGAACTGGTCCGTAGAAACCTGCAGGCAATAATCCTTGACCAGCACCGTTAGCTACTTTGTCTGCCATTTCAATATAGATAATGTCAGATTGATTTTGGAAGTCTCCATAAGTTCTATAGCGCTTATCGGTTTCACTCCAAGTGATATATTGGTCTCCAATACGAGCAGCAACATAATCTGCACTTGAAGGATTTAAGTTACAGCCAGTATAACGCTCAACTGTTTCACCAGAAAGAGCTTTAATACATACGGTAAATTTACCAAATGGATTAACATCTACGTTTGTTGGCTCTGCAATGTCTTCAATCGTGATGACATAGTTCTTTTGGATTTCTTCTCCAACATGCAAGGATTTGAAGCGGAACAAGTTTTCTTGTTGAGTTGACTTTTGAGAGAATACCCAGCCTGACATTGCTTCAGTAGCAGATGTTCTGTGATATCCCCAGTTCTTTGTTACTTCTGTACCTTTTGATAAAGGAATCAAAGTTGCAAATACTTCACCAAGAGCATCGTTGGTCACTTTCTCTTCCAAAGAAGCCAAGAAAGATTCCCCAAGCCAATATGTCTTTCTATCGTCTGCATCAACCAAAGTCTCATGAGTTAATTGAGGATTGGTGTTCATAACAGAGCGGATATAATTTGAATTTCCTTTAGAGAAATTGAAAGTAACAGTCTCGGCCAAAGTTGTTGCGTCGCTATATACGTTCAATTTGAATTCTTTACCTGCGCCGACTGATTCAACAAAAGCACCAGCAGCATCGACAGCAGCACCACCACCAACGTTAGCATCTGCCAAAGTACCAGTAAGAGCCAATGACCCTGTAGTACAATAAAGAACAGCAGCTAGGGTTGCGTCAGCAGTAGAGTTTTCTGGGGCAGCGTCGATTGTTCGTTTGGTGGTTACATCATCACCATCGAGTTCAAAAAGCAAAGCAGCAGAGCCAGACAATCCAAATTCTTCTCCCATCAAGTTAAAGATTTCTAACTCTGTACTGTTATTGTCAACAGACACTTGGCAATAGCCAGAAAGAGAAGCGTATTCTAAAACTTCTTCTACAAGACCTATAGCGGTTGTTACTGAAGCTCCGGAGATGTAAATTGTAAATTGTGGTGGCGTCAGGGCATCGTTCAACGACCAAGTACCTGCTGCCCCAGTTTCTGTAGATTCAAATACTGCCTTAAATGTATTGGTCGTTGAACCAGAATAGAAAGATAACGATTTAGCATGCAAGCTACCGGTATCATAGGATGTAAATTCAAATGTCTTATGTGAAATTGCAGTGGTAGAAGGCTTATCGCACAAGAACAAACCATATGCGGTTGAAGCGCCGTTGACTGAGATATCTTCAGAACCAACTTGCCATCCAGCCAACGCTGTTGATGCGTCAGTCGCATTTTCAGAATGCTCACCAGCAATACGAACGATTGTCACAGGCGATTCTTCGGAAGCCAACCATGCTTGTGCTGCGTATGATGCATAAGTGGGTCCTGCCATGTTTCCATCGCGCCACATATCACCTTGTACGCCATTCCCACCAGCAACAGGCAATCCAAATACAGAGACGAAGTCATCTAGGTTACTAACCTTCACAGGCTTATTAGCTGGACCTTTTCTTGTACGACCGATGATAATTGGCCCTTCGGCATCCACTTGAGCCGGGATGAAGCTTTGGTCGATCTCACGGATTTCAATTCCGGGTGAAAGAAAATCAAATTTTTTAGCCATTGACTACTCTCCTTTTAAATTATA